AACGCAAGACACATCGCTCGCGCATTCGTATTTAAAATCCTCGTTGCTCGCCCACAAGAAAGCCACCACCATGAAGGTGATGGCAAGTCCATGGCGTACCTGCTGATCCATCAGTGGATGCTCTCAGCGTTTAAACGAGCCTGATATTCGATGATCTCTCTCTCTCGCTGCACGAAAGTCTGATGCATCAACGTGAAGTGGTGCATCCAGATCTCGTTGGTGATGTCGCGGAAGTGTTTATGCTTGTGTAGATCAAGCATCATCTCATGCACCTTTTGCGTGATGTCTGTGAACATCCCTTTAAGCACGATTAAATCATCCGCCTCTGCAAACAAGCGAGATGCTTGCTGCTGTAGGTTTTCGGTAAACTCCATGATTGTCTGGATGGTTTCTTTGTGTTCGTCTGACATAGTCATTCTCCTTGTTGCGAGTTGAATTTGATTTCCTTTTCAAATGCCTCTTCAATGGCATCAATTAAGTCTTCGTCTGATAGCTTCATGTAATCAGAATGCAGGACTTCAAATAGATATTTCTCCTTCATCTCGTCCCTCCACCCAAATAGAATCTTCTCAACGAACTCTTTTACAAGCTCAGTTTTTTCATTCCGATCCATAGTCAGTCTCCTTG